AACAACATCTGATCCATTTCAGGATCGTACTCTTCCATTTTGTACAACAACTGGAAGTTCATAAAATCCTTTACGCGATTAGCTTGCATCGCTTTCGGATTATTAGAAGCACCAATAACTTTTGTATCTACGGGGCCGTTAGCAGGGAGAAGTTCTTTATAAGCCTGCGCTTGGAAATGCGTCGCGGCTTCTGCTAGTAACGGATGGAAAACTCCGCTGGCCCCTTCAAAGGGTTCGCTGCGTGGTTCGTTTTCGATACCTAATAGCTCTAAACCATCACGAAACGTTTCATACCAGTCTTGTCGTGAGGAAACATCATCCTGATACGACGATTCAAGTTCACTAGCTATCTGACCCAGCGTACCCTCATCAATGTACTCGGCTAAATTCTCACCAAACGGAATATTATCTTCCATTGGTAAATCTGCAGGAGACATAACATTATTATCCTCGTCAAAGAGGACTTCTATGTTTTCATCGTCGCCTGATATTTGGACTTCAGCCATAGATCGCCACCATACTCTTATTTTTTAACAGGGTAAATCAGTAATATACCCGTAATCTTGGGTAATAATCTTCTTCGTCTTGATAATCGCTATCTAAACGTAAAAAACCGCCTTGTCTAAACCGCATAAGTGCCAAAGTTGTCGCATCTACGCAATCATCGTTCTCTCCGTTCGGAAAATCTACTATTTCGTCCATTAATTCTTGGGCCCAAGTCGTTTCTGGTACCCAAACACGCCCTTCTTGGAAAATTGCACTAACTGTATTCAATCTAGCAATCTTATCTTGGCCTTTACTGGGTGAAAATGTGTTAATCGGGATACCTTGACGCCGTAATTCTTGCGTTAACGGTATACCTGACGCTTTTGTTTCGATAATTACCGAATCAGGCTCCCAATATTCGTATAATCGCATCGCTTCGCGCTTTAGTTCGGGGAAATCTAGTCGTTCTTTAACACAATCTAGTAAAACTAAGTGAGCATCTTGACCGTTATAGAGTTCTTCTCCTATTTTTCCTTCTGGGTAGAACACTCCCCACGTAGTTATCGCTGTAAAGTCGGATCTTTCAGATTTTAAAAACGCTGTATCGTAACTTTGTATCAAATAATCGCACGTTGGCGGGTCATCAGACTCCCATATGTTGAACCATTCTTTAGGAATAATCGAAATACCTTCCCCAGTAGGGCGTTGCATATACTGAGCTGCCCATTTCGACGGCGGTATAGACGATTTTGTAGCTTCAAGTTCTTCTAATTTCCAAAACTCTGGCCATAGTGGATTACCTGACGGCATAATTGCAGGGAACTCGATTAGTTCCCACTCGTCGCCACCCTTTTCTTGTGTCATTCGTTTTATTAATTTACCCGTTAAGTCTTTTTTAGACCAACGAGTCATTACGATAACGATAGCACCTCCTGGTTGTAGACGTTGTCGTGGTCCTGTTTGATACCATTCATACGCTTCGTCTAACGCTTTATCAGAAAATGCATCTTGTTCAGAGTGCGGATCGTCAATAATAAACAAATCCGCACCTCTACCCGCGAGAGCACCACCAATACCTGACGCATAATACTCCCCACCTTGGGAAGTAAGCCATTTACCCGCGCTTCGTGAGTCTGCTTTTAGTTGTGTTTTAGGAAATAAGTCTGCGTATTCCTCACTTTCGATTAAGTCTCGTACCCGTCTACCAAAATTAATCGCGAGGTCAGCTGTATGAGTTGCTTCAATAATTTTTAATTTAGGTCGTTTACCTAATAAATACGCTGGGAATAAATACGAAGCGAACTCTGACTTCGTATGTCGCGGAGGCATATTAATTATTAATCGTTTTGATTCACCGTTTGCAATTTTATCAAAAGCTTCGGCCATCTTTTTATGGTGAGACCCAGCGATAAACTCTGGCCAAATATTTTTTACAAACTCGTAGAACGTACCAATCGACTTTTCGCGTTTTTCGCGTAGTTCTAATTCTTCAAGGAGTAACGTAAATTCTTTCGCTTCTTGTTTTGATAGATGCGAGAGGTCTACGTTTTTTAATTCATTTAGAGGATTTTTTGTTTGCATTTATATATCGACGGTAAACTTGTGCTGCGCTTGTTTTACCAGCTGCTTTTGCTCTTTGTTCCATCGCTATCGCTGCTTGTATTTTATGAGCCGGTGTTCTTTTAGCTCTTTTTATTTTAGCTACGCTTGCTTGCGCATCTTTAACGGTAGCAAATTTTAATCCGTGGATTGTGCCTTTCGGATCTTCGTCTGTATATAAATCGCTATGTTTTTTACTTTTAGCTGGTTGCCCTTTCTTTCTAGGGATACGTGGGTTTTTAGTTGCCATTTATCTTAATCTTGCGTTATTAAGACGTTCCTCAGATATCGGGCCACCTTCAGCCATAGTACGAACTTGATCCCGTGTTACAGGGATCATCCCCATTGCTGGGTTAGCTTGCATTTGGTTTGCTAGTTGCATACCTACCCCTTGGATCTGTGGGTTAGGGTCTTGCATCATATCCATAATTTGTGGAACACCAAAATAATAAACATCATTAGGTGTTCCTACTGGTCCACCCATAGCTGCCATAATACCTTGTTCCATCGGAACTTGTTCCATTAACATTTGAAGTAATTCTTCTTCGTCTATTTGTGGAGCCGTAGTAGGATCTCCTTCAGGTAACGGAACATCGCCCCCTCCGTATTCCATAGCTTCTAAAGCTTTTTCTAATCCTGCAACGCTAGTCCCCATAACTTCTTCAGGGATAATTTCTGATGCTTCAGAAATATTAGGAGCAGACCCTGTAATTAAATCACGAAGTTGTTGTTCTTCTCTAGCTCTTTTTTGCGCTTTCCTAGCACGGCTAGCACTGTAAGCTGTTCCAGCGACTGATGTTATAACTGCGATTGCTGCGAATGACATTATTTTAGGTCCTCGAAATTATCTACGACAAACATTTTTTCGAGTTCAGGGACATCTTGAATGTTTTCTGGGTTCGGATGGATTGTAAGTATCGTAGTGTTTTCTAAAAAATACAACGCTCTTTTTGTCATGGGTGGAGTAACCATAATCGCAAAATCTTTATAAACATCAATCTGATCTTGTTCTTGTGTGGTAGAAACTACTCGGCAATGTCCTGCACATAACACGGTTATATGTTCGTGTTTATGGATTTGGCTAGTTACCATAGAGTTTTTTACCCCATAGTATGCTCGGACATACATACCCTCTGCAAAGTGATGAGTGTTTATATATGGGGTAGGTTGATCGGGGTTAGCTTTAGCTAATCCTCTCATGACTTCTTCAATAGAATTAATCTGCGCTTTACGCTGATCAACTAGAGCAGTGGTCATTTATAACTTTTGCCGTAATAACCTTTAGCGAGACTTAATCCACCGCCCATAGCTTTCCTAGCAGTAGTAGCAGCTTGTTTAAAATTTTCTTTTGTAGGGGCACCTTTAGATCCTGGTTTACGCATCGTTTCACCAGAACCAGCTTGTATCCGTTTACGTTTTGCATTGATATTAGCATATAACCCTGGACGTCCACCTGTAGCTAAATCTTCTCGAGGCCCGATTCGTGGATCATCGTCCATCATTTTTTGTCTTTTACGACGTTCTATACGCATTAGTTTTTCGAGTTCTTCGCTATCGAAAAATTCATCAGCTTTATCTGCACGCATTTCACCTAACATACGTTCAAAGCCTTCTCTACCTTCACCAAAAATTCTTTTTAAATCTTCTTTAGCTTTTTGCGGATCTAATGAATCACCTAACATATCGAATAAACTCCCTAACCCTTTAACTTTACCCGCTGGACTAGGCATCGCCATCCCTAAAGCCATAGCTACATCATCGCCAATTTTTTCTGATAATCCTGGAGTATTACTTAATTTTACTGAGAGACTTGATTGGTCAACAGGTCCAGACATATCGCGGATCTGTTCCATAGTTAACGTATCTTTGTTCGTGTTTTGTAGGGCACGTATTAACATCGGAAGATTATCCATAATATCTTCGCCGAGCATCATATCACCAGCCCCACGTAATAAAGACATAAGCCCTGATCCAGAATTTTTCTCTACTTCACTTTGATATTCGTCTCGCATTTTAAATAACTCTTGATATCTAGGATCATTTTCGCGTCTACGGTCTTCATAACTTGGGATACGTTGTCCAATTAATTCAGGGGGATCGTCGTAAATTTCTCTGTTTGGACCTCCGTATCGTTGTCCTCGAGTTACTAAATCAGCGAATTTTTCTCCAACACTCATGTCATCATATATCTGATCTTTTCTTTGTCGAATAGCTTCAGAAATAGAATCTCGACTACCAGTTAGTGCGTCAACTAATACTGCGTCTAATTTACCTTGTGTTAGTTCATCCATTACGATCCCTTTTTCCATTTCTTTGACGGCGATTTAGTTTTACTAGGACTCCATTTAACTTTGTTTGCCCAGTATGCTGGTGACATCTTACCACGTTTTATATTTTTCGCATGGCGAGATTTAAACGCTTTTCGTTGACCAACAGTTTGATTTGTTTTTACACCTTGTTGCCCAAAGCGGATAGTTTTTATTTTATCCCCTTCTTTTGCAACAACGATATGTGATTTCGTAGGATGGTTAGGCGTACGTTTAGGTTTATTATAACCACTTACCCCTGCTCTTTCGAGGCGTGGATCTTTTTTCTTACGTTCAGCCATTCGCGAATCGTAACTCTCCTAGTCACGAGACCGCAACCTTAAAAAAAGTTTGCGAAAAATTTTTTGCGCGAAATTTTTACGGGTAGGGAACCTATAGCAAAAGTATCTTGAACATTGAGGCCGGATCCAGGGAGGGTGGGTGGGTGTGGCGCGGGACTTTTGGCTAGGGGGTATACCCCACTCGGCCTAGCCTGTCAACTACTTTTTAGTTATAAGCTTAGGCTAAAAAGTTATTAGACCTAAGGCTAAGTATATGCTAGGGCAAGCCGCGCCTAAGTTTAGTTGTTAGTTGTTAGTAGACCGCGCCTAAGTAAAGTTGTTAGTTGTTAGGTATAAAAAAGCCGGCACTAAGGCCGGCTAATTTATTAGACTAGGTACTAGCTAATCTTGCCTATGGCATGAATAGTAGCATCTTGCTTAGGCTTCCAAGGATTGACGCCGTTAATCATTAACCGGTAGTGGCTAAGTACTACAGTAACGTCTTGCTTGAACTTCCAAACGTCAGAGCTAATAGAGTTTTGAAGCTCAATAACTTTGACGGGCTGACCATAGTCTAAGTCTAGCGCATCACATAAGTCATAATAGGCTTCAATGATGAGGCACATTTGGTTAGGTACTGTAGCCGTTGCTAACTGGTCAGGGTTAAATGCTATAGAGGCCGTCTCAATAGAGCTACCCTTGCCGCTGCTAGTCTTGGCTGGCATGATGCGTTGTCTAGCTACCTTGTTAGTTGCTAGTTCTTGCTTGACTGTTTTTGAGTCTTCAGTCTTAGACTTTGCTACGTTTGACATTTAGTCAACTCCTTTTAAAGATCCACATAGACCATCTATGTGGTGAGTAAATTATAAGCCTAAACCTAATCTATAGGCAAGCTATTTATTAAACTAAAACCTAGTCAATAACCTAGGCAATAACCTAGTCAATTAATAAAACCACTTGCGCCTAAGTAAAATTGTTAGCTTGCGCCTAAGTAAAACTGTTAGCATCTAACAATATTTTTAAGGCGCGGGCCTCCCTCCGTCTCTGGGTCTCTGGCTCGTCCGTCCGTCAATCAATCGCCCCGTCCTTCGGTCAGTCAAGTCCGTCTGTCTGTCTGTCAATAAGGGTGGGTGGGTGGGTGGGCGCGGTCTATCGCTCAATCAATTCTTCTGTCCGATCCGAGTCGATCGATCCGATCCGATTGGTTATCGATCCTTCGATCGTTTGTGGAATGCGCTTGGTAATTAACTGTCCGAGTCGATCGAGTATCTGGTCCTTGGATAGTGAATCGATCTGTGCGGTCAGCACCTCGCGTCGATCGATGTAAAGCCCTCCGACCTTGCCTCGGTGGATCTCGGCTGTGATAGCTGCGTTGATTTGGCCTTGGTCCCTCGCCTCCTCCCTCAAGTCATGGAGTGCCGAGAGATGTCCTTCCATAGAAACTCTATCTCTCTCTGCCTCCTTGATTTCCTGGTCGATCAGATAATTTCTCAGAAGTGGGTTGTGGTTGAGTAAGACGCTGCCCTGTCTCTTTGCAGCTGCTCGATTCTTAGTGTATCCAGCCTTAACCGCTGCCTCCGTTGCGTTCTGGCCTTTCATGTACTCCCGAGCAAACTTCTTTTGTTTGGGATTCAGTGGTTGCCACCTCTTACCATCAGGGTCGAGGTAGCCGTTGCCGTCATCAGCGGGGATCATGGGAGTGTACTGCAGGTCTTTCATCCAATAGTTCCGAGGGTTTCAGATGGGTCAAACTATATATCAGAAAGAAAATAAAATATAAAAATGTAAACTTTTGCTCGTGGCCTCTCTTATCTATTCTCTGTTTCAGAACTAATAGAACTAATATTTTCTATTACTTTTCACTGACACTCTTCACGGCTCACAACTCTCGTACCAAGAGCCTTTCAACAAAACTCTATTACTTCTATTACTCTATTAGTCGTTTTTGTTAATTTTTTTCAAAAAAGTTTTTTTTCTAAATAGACTAATAACTCTAATATTTCGGTCGTTTCTAATAGGCAAGAAAAAGCCCACACTCGGTGGGCTTTGCGTGGATCAGTGGCTACTTATTATAATAAGTAATCCGCAGTTACTTTCCCCAACATAATCTCAAACGGTGTGTCGTGATAATCATTATCGTAATCGAATAAGTTTGATGTTGTACAAGACTCGGTCCTCTGTCTCCACTTAATCTCATCCCAGTGATCAGTATTGATCTCTCTGTCGATTTTGTTAGGTATCTTGTGAGGGATAAACTCTAAGCCGTCTTCATTGGAAGTATAGTTCCAATAATAATAGTTAGTTAA